TCAGCCCACCATATTTTCTTCGCTTGGATCAAGCCATGCGTCGATATCTTTCATGGGAACGTATGACATTGATCCGCGCTTAATGATGTTGAACTGACCGTCAGACGCGCGGCGGTAAAGTGTGCTGCGGCTGATTCCGAGCATGATGGCAGCTGATGAAATTCTGATCATCGCCGGGCGCTGCATCTGTGCAATGCTGATCGGGCTTTGCTTTCCCATGTTAGCCTCCGTGGTTGCTGGATTGGTCTTTCATGAAGACAATCCAATGGGATTTTGCATTCTTGCCGCAGCGGTTTCCGAACAGCGGCTTTGCTTCGGTGAGCGCCAGAATCTCAGATACTTTCACTTCGTGCTCGTTCCACTTGAAGATCAGCGTCCCGTATGGCTTCAGGACACGGAAGCACTCCTTGAACCCGGCGCGGATGTCCTCACGCCAGTCTGCGCCCAGCTTTCCATATTTCTTGGCAAGCCATCCGCTGCGTCCATTGCGGATCAAATGTGGCGGGTCGAAAACTACCAAGTGAAAAGTGAAGTCGGGGTAGGGCATATCTCGGAAGTCGATCAGGTCATCCGGGCTAATCACCAGTTCGCGCGACCCGCCCTTGCTAGACTTGTCTTTGAGGGTGTGCGTTTCTTTGCGAATATCGCCAAAGACTGCACGCTCGTCTGATCTATCGAACCAAAACATGCGGCTCCCGCAGCATGCATCGAGAATGGGTTTGGTCATGCCGCCATTTCCTTTTCAATGAGGTGTGCGCAGTTCGCGCTGACGAGTGCTGCGGCAATGTCGGGTGCCACGCTGTTGCCGACACATGAGACCTGGACGTTTTTCGGGAAGGATTTGAAAGTCCAGGTGTCGCCGCTCTGATGCCAAACGCCGTCAATGACGTAGTCGCGCGGGAAACCTTGGCAGTTGAACAACTCACGCGGGGTGAGCATGCGCAGTCCGATGTCGACGATCACATAGTCGGTGCCGTCAATGGTCAGGGTGACGAACTCGCCGCCGTCCCAAGCGCCATGCGCGCGCAGGAACTCGGCCACCTCGCGCGCGCGGGCTTCATGGTCCTTGCTAAACGGTGGCACTGCCATTTCGGCCTGAGTGTGGGCAAAGCGGTCTTTGACTGTGATCGTGTGCGCCGGTTCGTCGTGGCGGGCCCCATCACCGGTGCCATAGTATTTTGCAAAGAACGCGGCGACGGGCGTTTGTTGCGACCCGGCTGCGGTGACCGTCGACATGGGGTCGCGCGGATCTCGGCCCGCGTGGTTGTCCATCTTCGGACCACCGTTTTGTTGGGCGATGAAGGCCGCCGCCGTGGCGTGTTTGATGCCGCCGGCCACAATGGTTCCGAGGGATGCGCCAATATCGAGGGTGCGTGGTGCTTGACCATGGCGCTCGCCGTATCCGGTCTGGATCAGCGTTGGGATGATCACCGCATTCTGATCCTTGCTGTTGGCGCAGATCGTGTGGTGCGGTTCGCGGATGTCGCGGCATGCGCCGCCTTGCTGCGCATAGGTCAGGACTGGCGCGATCAGGGCGCTGTGCCCACCCCCAGCTAAAACGGTCGGGTGCGGCGCGTTTATGGGGCTGTCTCGCCGTGCTGTTCCTTTCATCGACATGAGGGATGGGGCCAAGAGGCCAAGCGGTGCCGCTCCACCTGGGCGCTTGATGTAGCTGTTTGCGGTGATCGTTGCCAAAGGCTCGCGCAGGTCTTGGCCTGTCGCACCGCCGTTGAAACGGGTCAGGCTTGGGGCGATCACAGACTTTTCACCCCGGTTGGCTCCGGTTATCGTGCGCAGAGGCGTGGCCAAATCCTCGACGCGCGCGCCGTGGGTCAGATTGACGATAAATGGCCGTTGGGCGTCCAAGACGTAACGTTTCATCCCGCGCGCGACCCTAGCCAGTGTGTTATCTGCCAGTGGACGATTGGCGCGGAGGCCAAATTTCTCTTTGATCTCGGCGGAGCTGTCAAAAATCGACGGGCAGGGCAGTGACCAATCAATGCACTCGGCAGCGGTGCGGTATGGTTTTGGTTGGTATTTGGCGTCATCAGGATTGCCAAAACCATCGCGGAGCAGTTCGGGGGTCGGAAAGTGTGTGGGCTTCGGCCAGACAATATCGCGACCGTCGCGGCGGGCGATGACAAAGAGGCGCTTGCGGATCGTGGGTGCGCCGTAATCACAGGCGCGCAGAACGCGCCATTGGATTTTGTAACCCAATCGACGCAATGACCTGACCCACTTTGTGAATGTCTCGCCCTTGCGCGTCGTGTCGGGCATGTGATCGTCTGTGAGTGGGCACCAATCCTCAAATTCCTCGACGTTTTCCAGCATGATCACATCCGGGCGCACCCGTTTGGCCCAATGGACCACGACCCATGCGAGATCACGGATGCCCTTTTCGACCGGCTTGCCGCCTTTGGCTTTGGAAAAATGCTTGCAGTCTGGCGAAAACCACGCGAGGCCGACATGACGCCCGTGACACACATCGTCCGGGTCCACGGCATAGATCGAATTGATCAGGTGCAACGTGTCCGGGTGGTTGGCTTCGTGAAGTGCCAAGGCGGCTGGGTTGTGGTTGATTGCCACATCGGGAGAGCGTCCCAGAGCCATTTCAATGCCTGTCGAGGCACCGCCACCACCGGCAAAGCTGTCGATGATCATTGGGCGACTGTCGTCGCGCGCGGGCTGCGTTGGCCAGTCAAGGAAAAGGCTTCCGTCCATAATCTCACTCCGTTCCGTTGGCTATTTCGAGGAGGATATCGGCGTGGCAGGGTTGGCCTTGGGGGCAGGTGCAAGCGAGGTTGCGGGCGGAGAGTTCGGCACGGATTTCCACACGCTTTTTGAATTTGCCCGGACGCCAAATGTGTTGGCGGAACAGGTTGGCCACATATGCGGGGGCACCGAGTGATCCGGTGCCTTGATACGGGTTTGACCATTCTGACCCGCACCCAACAAAGACAGCGTCAGGCGGCGTGTGCCGCGCAGCTTTGACTGTGATCCGGCATGGCTTGGTGATTTTGGTTTGTGCGGTCATTGGCTGGCCTGCCGATCTTCGGCGCGATCGAGACTTTCGATTTGTGCCAATAGGAGAGCGATGGCCTTGATCATGTCGCGGCGGGCTGTCGTCGGTTTGAAAAACGCCTCATCCCACGACACGGGCCACCATTCTGGCAGATCCTCGATCTTGTCGCTGTTCTGCGGCGTGAGTGCATGTGCTGCGCTCATCACGTAGCACAGGGCGGCGGATGCGAGTTCGCCGTCGACATATTTGTCATCACGGTCCTCTGAAAATCCTTCCACCTCGATCTGGCGCTGGCGCTCGGCAAGAGCGTCATGCGCGGCTGCGCTGCGCCTGATGCCTTTGAACATGGTGGTGAAATATTTTTCAGCGCTGTCGAGAATGTCGGCGTCAAAATAGCGGTGAAATTCACGATCCCGCTCTTTATCGCCGTCCCAGCGTGGAATAGTGCCGTGTTCTGAGAAAACGTGAACGCCGGAGTGTTCGTACTCTTCTTTTGCTGCGGCCCAGATTTCACGCGGCCATTGGATTTCGTCGTTGCTCATATCCGCCACCTCACTCCGCTGCGACCGCGCGCGGCGGGCGGGCGATGATGGGGCGCAGGGTGTCCAATTCGATGAACTCGTCGGCGGCGCGGCGCAGATCGTCGGAACACATGGAGGGTTGCGAGCGAATGGTGGACACCACAGTCACGCGCACACCTTGGCGCTGCAGCCCGCCGATCAGGGCGGTGAAGTCGCCATTGCCGGAAAAGATCACGATGTGGTCCACACAGTCCGCGATTTCCATCGCGTCGGTTGTGATTTCGACGTCAATGCCGCCTTTAACTTTGCGGTTGCCCAGAGCGTCGGTGTAGGTATTGACGGGTTTGGTCACCATGTTGAAGCCGTTGTAGGCCAGATAGTCGATCAGAGGCCGGATTGGGCTAAACTCTTCGTCATCAAAAATGGTCGCGTAATAAGACAGGCGCTGCATTTGGCAGAGGCCGTCGAGGTGGTCACGCAAGCGCTTATAGTCGAGGTCAAACCCAAGCGCCTTTGAGGCCGCGTAGAGGTTCGAGCCATCAATGAAAATGGCGGTGCGTGTGGTTTTGTCGAACATGTGGGATTCCTTTCGGTGATAAAGTGCTGTCGCACGGGATCGGGCCGCGCTCTGTCGGCCCTCACCGGTGGGTCAGGCGGTGATATGACGGACGGGGTATTCGGCACGATCTACTGCCCGTGCGGCGACTTCGATCTTAATCAATAGGTTCTTGAAATCCTGTGTTACAGCGCAGCCGCGATCCATATTGTCGTTGTTGATGCGGGTCAGAGCAGACTTGATAATCAGGACCTCATTTTGGTTCAGGTTTACACACGGCATTGTCATGGTTTTTCCCTTCAGTTGATTGACCGCCTCGCTCCACGGTGTCCGGGGGCGATTGGGGGGCGTGGTTAGGAATTTGGCGTGAGAATTTCAGACAGAATGCGCTCAAGAACGACGGCAACCGCTTCGTCGGAGCCCAAAAGTGGATGACCGTGTGCAAAGGGTATTTTCCGGCGCACAATGTCAGCACAGCGTTCGCGCTCTGCTTTCACCTTTTGGCCCATGTCATGCACCCTCACTGATTGTAGCCATGGCCGCTTTGCGCCAGTTTCGTGCCGCTTCGAATTCCCCGAAGCCTGTAGAATGAACGCCGAGGAAATCGATTTCAAAGAGGTGGGTGGCCGGGTCGTTGCAGTGATCCTGTGGGGGAACGAATGTTCCCAACCCCTCGTCACACAGTGCGCGCAGTAGGCGGACAAGATCGTCCAGCTTGGTGTCTCTGTGCAGGGATGTGAAAACCTCAAGCGGGTTTTTCGTATCCATGCCTGACACGCTGTCGAAGCTGCGCTCTGCCCAAAGGTAAATCGCCAGATAAGCCTCGCTGGTGTGATATTCGCAAATGCCGAAGGCTTCGACGCATGCGGGCTCGTCGCCTTCGACGCGGATAATTTTACCACCAGCCTCGGTAAAGGTCTGTTCGATGACCACCGGCTCATGTTGGCCAATGGCATGATTGAGGATTTGCTCGGCCAGAGCATGTGCCAGCGCTGGGCGAATGATTTGAGCGGTCTCGGTGATCATACGGCACCTACGACGGATAGGCCAAACGCCTTGCGGATCAGCGCCGGGTCAACTGTTTCGCCGCGCGCCTCTTTGAGGGTGCGAAACGCAATGGCGCGACGGCCCGCAGGGTAGTGCTCGGGATTTGCGGCGATGATTTCGGCGTGATCGACCCGGAGGGGATCAAGGCCAAAGATCAGGTCAGGGGATTTCGTTCCTCTGAGGGCAAAGGTGTTTTCGGCGTGCTGCATTGCGGCCTCCATCAATGAAATTCCGCGATCTGCGCTGGGCGTCTTCGGCGGCTGATGGAGTGTATATATACGCAACAGGAATATACCTGTAAAGTATAAAAATACCCAATGGGAATACTTAATATTCAGAAATTCGAATCACAGTGCTATAGAGGCAAAAGAAAACCCCGCACGGAGGCGAGGCTCTAGAGCCTGTTGATGTTCATCGGAGCCGAATGATTGTTGCCACGACTGCCCGAACTCAGCAGGCAATTCGCGCCACTGCGCGCCCGTGCGCACAATCCACAAGACCGTTTCCATAAACAACCGCGGATCGCGTCCGGTCTGGCCGGGGTCGGTTTGCTTGCCAAGGCAGAAAGGTTCGATGATCGCCCAATGGGCGTCGGTCAGGGCGCGTCGGCTCAAGGTTGCTCTCCTCTGTTTGCAACCTTGAATCAGAACTCACACCGAATGGAAATTCTGAACGTCAACAGACCCTAGTGATCTATTGTGTGATTGAGGGGGGCAGCGCAACCATAGAGGTTGTTTCAGGCTAGCTCTTTTAGGCTATTCACAACGATAGTCGTACTTGCGTGGAGCGACGTGAGGGTGGGTGCGATCTCATCTCCCTCAAATGGTTGTCCATTAGCAAAATGAATAAAAAAGGCAGTCTCTGGATTTCCTTCAAATTTTACATCGACACCGGGAGCGGCTTCAAGAAATTTGTTGTTTGCGTTTAGAATGAACGTGCCGCCAAAAATCTTAGCGCCGCCAGGTCCGGTGGATATAACTTTGTTTTTGATGACCGAATTTGCAGCGATGATGTTGGTGTGCTTGTCGGAAATATCTAGGCTGTGCAGGCCGTAAAGGTCTGCACCTTTCCCACCGCCGTACGGCTGGATATTATTCAAGATGAAATCGCATACGGCATTACTGGGGGTGGAGCCTAGTTTCTGCCCTTTAATCATCGATGCACAGCCATGCCTGTCCTCTCTGATTGGGAACTTCGTATAGCTGTTGATTTTTCCACCGTTAGCTTCAACGAGGGTGCAGTATGCGTGATCTAATGCAGCTCTCATGTTGTGTAACGCATCGCCGAGAATTGTTGGGGCGTGGCGCGGGAGTTTTGTACCCCAAGTTGTAGGTTTTTTCTTGTTTTTTGCCCTAACTGAGCGTGCGTTTGCTTTCACCCATTGATCCACTATGCGCTTAAAATCATTGATGTGGTGACTAGCTCTATCAAGTTTTAGGTAGACACCAAGAAATGGATCATTCGATGACACAATGTATAACCTCTTAAATATAAAGCATATTTAAAAGTGAGCATCTATTCATTTGCGAGTCAATCAATAATGGCCAGTGTTCCATTGTATACTCAGTCAAAAATGTGAGCCAGGGTGGTAGCTGAATGAGTTTGCCTGCGGGTGAGGTGGTTTGCTTTGGCTCGCTTTAAGGCTTTTATTCGCATGCATCGTGTCATTAGCATAATTTGCTGTGCGGAGCGTCTTGGCCCAATAATGAGTTACTCCTGCGTTGACTCTCAGCTCAAATGTTCTCATTTTGTTCTAATTGGCGGGTTGGGGGTGAGTTATGACGGCAGATGAATTTGAAAGGCGCGTTCTATCAATGGACATTGTTAAATTTAGGAGTTTTGTCGATCTCCTGCTTGAGGCTGGTGTTCTACCTCTTTCGCCATCGCAGACATCAAGCGTCGAGTCTCGTCAGATCCAGACCGAAACGCATCGACAACCATAAGCGCGGCCTTACTCATCTGTTCTGAAAAAAGGTCTGCCAACGACACATCAAGAGCGTCGGCAATGTCCTTGAAGAGGCGGAGCGGCGGACCATCGTCGCCATTTTCAATGCGCGATATATGGGGCTGCTTTACCCCGACCTTTTGGGCCAAGTCTTCCTGACTTAGTCCGCGCAATTTTCTGTAATAGGCAATGTTTGTCATATTCCAATTCTCACTCGGAGTTGGGTGTTTGGCAAATACGGGTCCCGTATGAACATTCTTGACGCGTATATTCCTGTAGCGTATATCGTCACCATGATGACCCTTTCAGAGTACCTTGCAAAAACCGGCATTTCCCAAGCCGCGTTCGCTGATGAGATCAAAGTGAAGCAAGCCACGGTTTCGCGGCTTGCTCGCAACATGATGCGACCAAGTTTGGAGCTTGCAGTGTCTATCGAGCGCATAACAGGGGGGGCCGTCGCTGCAGCCTCTTGGGTGTCTGCGCCTAAGGATGGAGATGCAGCGGCTTCCAGTGATGAGAGAGCGGCTTGATGTCATTGATGCGATCTTGTTTTTCATGCTCTGACATTTGCACGCCGCGCTGGGCGGGGCATGCGAAAGCGACGGAGGTGTTTTCACATGTCGCGTAAGAAAATTCCCGGAACCATTCAGGCCGCGGTGGCCGAGGCCTATGAGGTCGTCGGCCCGCTCAAGCGGATACAGGGTGTGCTCGGGCTGCCGCTGTCCTCGCTGTCCTACGGGACGGAGATCCGCGAAGATCGGCCCGGTGGGTTGGGTGTAAATTACCTCGACCGGCTTGGGCAGATCATGCCGGAGGCGGCAGAGCCAATCGCACAGTATTTCTCCGCGCTCGCCGGGGGCATCTATCAGCCCGTTGATCTGAGCGGCGTCATGAGTGCGGACATTCACCGCCTGACCATGGCGTTCTCAGACGTTTTGCAGCGTCATGCCGAGGCCCATTCGGCGATTTCGAAAGACCCGAGCGATTACACCCCGGAGGAAGCGCGCGCCCAGGTGAAAGAGGTTGATGACCTTCTCGCCGTCGGTGCCGCCCTGCGCGCCGCTCTGATTTCCAAGGCAGAGGGCGCGTCATGAAAGCCCAGAGGCACATATCGCCCAGACACCCGGCGTTTCTCAAGCACAGGGACCATCAACGACTATGGCGCATGGTCGAGGGGGCCGTGGTCGACACTTTCAAAAGTCATCCTGATTATCTGACGGCCAAGGGCGCGCATTCTGTCGTTCCGTCCGTCACAAAGCGCGTGGTTGGCACCTTGGTCGGCCACGCAAAAGAGGCGCAGAAGCGCGGGCCCCTTGGGGCCTCTTGTGGAGGGGGCGTAGATTCCTGCCCACCTCAAGCTGCGGGGAGTGTTGTAGGCGCACCCCGCAGCCGCTTTCAAGCTCTTCATGGAATACTATGCGGAGGTGAGCAATGAGCCATAAGGCCGTGAATTGGGCTCTTGAACAGAGGCATCTAAAAGCTGCGCCGTGGGTCGTTTTGATCCAGTTGGCAGACCGGCACAACCGAGACACGTTGCGGGTCGACCCAGAGCAAGTGACGCTTGCTGTGGATTGCAACATGAGCCGGTCCACCATCAATGTGCATCTGGGGAGCCTAGAAGAGTTGGGGCTTTTGGTTCGCGTGCCGCGCGAAAATCCGGCCACAAAAAAGCGCCTTTCCACATTCTATATTTTGGGATTGGATTTCGAAAATCCGCCACATGTAGATTATGCCGTGTCCGATTTCCGGACACGGATTGAAGAGGTCAAAAACGGGAACAAAGATGAAAGCCATGTCCGAAATTCGGACTTGGCTCCCATGTCCGAAAAAACGGCAATCCCATGTCCGGAAAAACGGCAATCCCATGTCCGAAATCCGGACACTAACCATGGAATAGAACCAGTAAAAGAACCTTGTGTGTCGCCGGAGGCTCCGCACACACATGATTTCGAATTGGTTTTCGAGAAATTCTTTGAGGCATATCCACGGATCGGAAACCAAGACGAAACCCTATCCGCATTGAAATCGGCGCTGGACGCCGGGGCCGACCCGGATCACATCATCGTCGGGGCCAAATCCTATGCCGAAGAACAGAAGGGCAACGCCCGCCAGTACATCGCCTATTCGCAGAATTGGTTGAAGGATCGCCGCTGGGAGGCGTTTGAGCGCAAGAGTGCGCCTGTCGGTGATGTGGACAAAAACCCAAAGGCATCGATGGCGTCAGCAATCAAATCCGGCATGCACGCGCTCTGTCAGCGCATCAGCGTCTCACAGGCGATTGATCTGATCCGAGAGGGGCTTGTCACCATCGACGAGGCCCGCAAGGTCGACCTCGTGACTTTGAACGACTGCCGTCGTGCTGGGGTGCTGAAATGACCTCTCCGCATGCTGATCCTGATCGCCACGGAACGAAGTTTGGCGACGTCGTGGTGACTGTCGATCGTGAGCTTGGTGATTGCGTCGTTCGCACAACCCGGACCGGGCCCACAGGTCAAATCCCGATAGCGAAGCGATTTCACAGTATCGAAGAGATCGAGGGGGCATACCGCGCCCAGATGTTCAACGCCAATTCGGGTGAAACAGATGTGGCCCGCGCGCTTAAATTCGCTGGGCAGGCACTCAATCCAAAACATGAACATAAAGGGCGCAAAAATGCTTGATCAAAATGGATGGCCAGACGGATTTCAACAGTGGGTCAGTGCCGGGGTAAGTGGTGCATCGGCAAATTCAATTGCTGCCCATCTCGTCGGGTACGGTAATCAAAGAGGGGATTATCCCTTGGATGATGGTGATTTTGGTCGCTGTGAAATGCTTCTCACGGCGGCCCCATCTCTTGAGCCGAGGCTTTCCGAAATGGCAACTGTAAACGCCTATTGGGAGGCACTTGCTCTACGATGGGATGAGATCAGGAACACAGTTGATCAGTGTGCATTGATCAAAGAAATTGTGAAGCCCATCCAAGATGCTGATCCCAGCCATATTGAAATGTCTCCCGGTGTTCATGTTAGATTTGGTGAGAATTCTTTCATGGGAAAGGATGCGCCGGAATCCGCAGACCCAATCGACAATGCCGCTATCGCCTCGCGCAACAAAATGGAGGCCGCGGCACGTAAGGGGCGCCCTCCAATGAAACACGATCCAGATTTTAGAGATCACAACGACAGTGCCTATCGCGTGACTGCAGAAGAACTGCGCCAATTCATCGAGCGCTTTGAGCGCCTTGAAATGGAGAAAAAGGACATTGCCGATCAACAAAAAGAGGTGATGGCCGAGGCCAAGGGCCGCGGCTACGACACCAAGGTGATGCGCAAAATCATCGCGCTTCGTAAAAAATCCTCTGATGAGATCGCCGAAGAAGAAGCCATCCTCGACATGTACAAAGAAGCGCTGGGGATGTCGTGATGGCTGAGCGCATGTCTGCAGCTGATTATCGCGCCTCTCTGGATCAGGGCAAGAGTGCCCTGGGTGCGAGCAAGAACAAATACAACGCTCGTAAAACGGTTGTGGACGGGATCATCTTTGACAGTGGCCATGAGGCAAAGCGCTACGGGGAGTTGAAACTCTTAGAGCGCGCAGGGACGATTTCAGACCTCAAACTGCAGGTGCCTTTGATCCTAGAGGGCAAGGACGGCCCCATGTTGACAGAGACAGGTCGCCCAATGCGGCTCACGGTCGATTTCAGGTATACAGACAACAGGACTGGCCTGACCGTCTGGGAGGATGCCAAAGGCAAGAAAACTCGCGACTACGTTGTTCGGAAATCCGCAGCTGAGGCCCAAGGCTTCAAAATCACGGAGGTCTGAGAATGGTCGCAAGTGTAAAGCCGCTGTTTAAGGCAATCAGTGGAGGAGGGAGAAAACCCCATCCAGCCCAGTTGATGATCCAAGGAATGGAGCGCGAGCAGAGAAAGTCTAAGGCCGGTCGCGATCCGTTGGATTATGACCCAACACCGCTCAGCGCAACCGAGTCTGTTTTGCGCGAAGAGATGCCACACATCCTTAAGCATGGCTCTGAGGTCTGGGAAACTGCCGTAGGCGCTGGGCACATCGCAAAGGTTTTGGCCCAGCTCGGACTCACGGTATATGGCAATGACGTTGTCGATCGAGGATGGCCAGGGACAGAACTCAAATCGTTCTTTGATTGTACAAAGGCTAAGGCGAGAGTTCAGTTCTCAAATCCGCCGTATTGCGAGATCAGCGCACGCGATGGGCATTGTCGATGGCTTTGGCATACATTTGCGCTGGGCATCGACTATACAGCTTTGCTGTTAAATGCGGATTGGCCCGCCGCACGGATCAATGGCATGGATCGCCTTCTTACAGAACATCCTCCATCCGTCGAATATCTGTGCTGTTGGAAAATCGACTTTCGGGGTCTTGGTGCGCCACCACAGCGCAACAGCTGGTTTATTTGGGACAAGAATAGGCCCGCGCTGGGCGGCGGCGGCTGGGTCCGCAAGAGGCTCTACAAGGATGCCCATGATCCGCGTCAGGAGGTTTTGATTTGAGTGTCGCTCATCAAATTAAGCTGCCGCAAAGTGTGCAAGAAATAGCCGATGTGATCGGTCGAGAAAGCGCTTTGAAACTGATTGGCTCGGCCAAGGGCGCAGGGAGACGATCATGGAGGGTCAATATATATGTTCCCGCGCGTCTTTCACCAGATCATCAACTTGTCAGGATTTTGGGTTGGCATAGCGCATACCGACTATGCCGCTATTTTGGTGGCGAAATTCTTCAGCCTTCAAGCTGTAGCTTTATCGAGAGGGCATTTCGGAATCAGTCGATTATGACAATGAACGACGCCGGGCGCACGACATCAGAAATTTCCCATGATTTGGGGATCAGCTGTCGAACTGTCAGGCACGTAATTGCGTCGGCAAAAGCGCCAGTGGCAAAACCAGCGGGGAATGACAACCATACGAGGTGATACAAGCCGGGGCGGTCATGACAAAACCAAATTTTGATGGGCGAATTTCGCTGGGAAACGTGATCACGATTGTGTCGATGATCGTTGGTGCAACCTTTTTCTGGGCCGAGGCGAGCGGTAGAATTTCTGCCGTCGAAAAAGGCCAAGAAGCACAGTCGTCTGAGATAATCGAGCAGCGCACGCGATTGAGGGCTGTCGAGACAATGGCGCAGCGCCAAGACGCAACGAACGTGCTCATTTTGCAATCATTAACTGAAATCAAGGGCCGCCTCGAACGGATCGAGGCGCAGGGCGGTCGGGAATAACGGAGGCGAGATCATGCGGAACAATTACCCAAAAATTCAAGCGTGGGTCGGGCTATCGGAGGGCGGTTTTGTAAATCACCCAAAAGATCCAGGCGGAGCAACTGATCGCGGGATCACACAAGCGACCTATGATGCGTATATGATCCAAAAGGGCCGAGAAACGCGCAGTGTTCGCGGGATCTCTAAAACCGTTGCAGAGGCCATTATCGCAGAGAATTATCTCGACGCCGCCGGATGTGATCGACTGCCAAGCGGCATCGACTATGCCGTCGGCGATTATGCCGTTAATTCCGGCGTGTCTCGCGCAGTCAAGGATTTACAGCGCATTCTCGGAGGGCTGAAAGTCGACGGTGTGGCGGGTTCCAAAACGATTGCGGCAGCAATGGCCGCGGATCATATCCACGTCATTGTGGCCCTATGCGACCGGCGTATGAAATTCCTGCGCGGGCTGCGCCATTGGTCGGACTTTGGTGATGGTTGGAAAATTCGCGTTATGGGCGCAGATGATGGCGTTCAAGCATATGATCGCGGTGTGATCGACCGCGCGGCAAAACTCGCGGTCGACGGCGATGCAGAGCCACCTAAGGTTGTTGCCCAAGGCAAGGCAATTGAGCCTGAGGCCAAGAGTGTCGCCCGCACTGGTGCGGTACAGGCATCTGTGGCCCAGGTTGGTACCGCAGCCGCTGCAGGTGCGTCTGCCATTGCCGCACTTGATGGCAATGCGCAGATCATCGCTCTGACGTTTTCTGGGGCTGTCGCATTGCTGGCCATCTGGATCATGCGCAACCGTCTCAAGATGTGGGCCGAGGGCGTCCATTGATTTGGTCAGCAATCAAATCAAGCTGGATCGGTCGCGTACTCATTGCTGCTGCTGGTCTGGCTTTGATCGTGATCGGTGCATTTTTGCGCGGGCGCACGATTGGGCGGAATGAAGAGGTGCGCAAAAATGAGCAAAGAGACGGTAGGCGGGCAAGTGTTGTGCGAAATAACGCGAATGATGCGCGTGATCGTGCCAAATCTGATGATCGTAGCCCTGATGACCGGCTGCACGAGCATGGGCGGCTCCGTGACTGAGCGTACAATCTGTACGGAGTTGCGGCGTGACTTGCCGACGTGGTCAACGCAGGACACGGAACAAAGCAAGCATCAAGGCGCTGATTTTATTGAAACATTCGATGCTATATGCCCCGCATACCCCCCCTATGTTGGGTCCTTCTTAGGCGGGGTGGCATACGGGTAGGACGGCTCCGCATTTAATTACTTGTGCGAGAGCGAACAAATTGGGGCACGTTACTATATAAGAAGGCACAGGCGCACACATGGCGGGGAGAAAAGGTAAGGGACAAGAGGTCTCACGGACTGGCCTCGCTGAGTTTGTCGGCGTCGCTTTGACGACTGTCGACCATTGGGTTCGCACAGGCTGCCCAATAGTAGAGCGCGGGGGGCGGGGGAAAAAATGGAAATTTAATACTGCCGATGTCTTGTCATGGCGTGAGGATAAAATTCGCGAGGAATCCTCTGGGATCGAAGGCGTGAGCGAAAAGGAACTTTTTCGCCGCAAGCTCGCAGCCCAGACCGAACAAGCTGAACTAGCACTGGCACGTGACAAAGGTGAGGTTGCGCCGATCGAGCAATTCGAGCGAGCCCAAGCACAGGTTTTCGCAGAGCTGAAAACATCGATCAGAAACGTTCCGAACCGTGTCACCAGAATGCTGATCGGGGAGACTGATGAGGCGCGGTTCAAGTCTGTTTTATTGGCCGAACTAGATCAGGCGCTCGACACCCTCTCTCAATCGGAGCTGATCGAGCCGGAGGATCTAGACGACGATGGTGCCGATTGATGGTTTCGGTAATGCAAAGGGCGTCTGTGCGGCGATGCGCCGGGCGCTCAAATTGCTTTCGCCGCCGCCTGATCTAAAGCCTACAGAATGGGCCGAGTCCGGCGGTGTGAAAATTCCGGCTGGCAATGCGGTACCTGGCGTAATCAGATTTGATAACGCACCATATCAGCGTGAACCCCTGGACCTTACTATTGATCCTGACTGTGATCGTATAACCCTCATGTGGGGTGCGCAGGTTGGAAAAACTACACTGGCGCTATGTGCGCAGGCGTACAGGATCGAGCATAATCCGACCTCGCAAATGATGATGCAGCCGAGCCAGGGCGACTTGGAAACTTGGCTTGAAACAAAATTCAACCCTTTGATTGAGGCAAATGAAAAACTGTCTGGCCTGATCGCAAAGCCGCGCGGGCGTCAGGGTGTGAATAACCAGAAAATGAAATCATACCCTGGCGGATTTATCATGTTCTCATGGTCTGGATCTCCGAAAACAATGCGCGGTAGATCGGCGCCGTTTATCGTTTGCGATGAGACAGACGGATATGATCGGACAAATGAAGGGCATCCGGTTGGGCTGTTGTGGCAACGCGCCGCGACGTTTGAGGGGCAATCCCAGCTGATCGAGATTTCGACGCCGTCGATTAAGGGCGCAAGCTGGATCGAAAGCGCATACGAACAGGGAGACCAGCGTCGTTTTCATGTGAGGTGTCCACACTGTGGCCACGAGCAAACTTTGAAATGGTCGGGCGTGAAATGGGATAAGGACGGCGAGGGCAATCACCTGCCGGAAACTGCGTCCTATATGTGCGAGGAAGAGGAATGCGGCACGCTCTGGAATGACGGCGAGCGGGTCGCGGCAATACGAAACGCCGAGCGTCTGGGTGCAGGATGGAAGGCCAGCAAACCATTTCGCGGCCATGCTTCTTTTCACATTAATGAGCTTTATTCATGCTTTCGGTCGCTTCGAAAAATTGTGCAATCATTCCTCGACAAGAAAGCTGCGGGCGATCTGCAGACATTCGTCAACGTATCTCTTGCTGAGACGTGGGAGGAGGATGGCGAGCAGGTCGACAGTGGGGATCTTATGTCTCGGGCAGAAGAATACCGCGCTCCGGTCCCGCAGGGGGCAGCATACCTAACCGCGGGGATCGACATGCAGCCAGATCGATTAGAGGTTGAGGTGGTCGGCTGGGGGCTTGGCGAGGAAAGCTGGTCTGTTGAATACAAGGTTTTATGGGGCGACATTATGCGGCCCGATGTCTGGGATGATCTCGACATGTATCTTGATGGGACATTTCTGCACGAAAGCGGCGCGCAGCTGGCGATCTCGTCGGCATGCCTCGACACCGGTGGCACCGGCGGCGCGACGCAGGCCGCTTACGAATATGTCAGGAAGCGCAAGGGGCGGCGGCTGTTCGCGATCAAGGGCGTGCCGGGCTGGGGCCGTCCGGTCGTGAACTCGTCGCCGAGCCGCAAGCGCACAGGGCGCGGCGCTCGTCCTGTCGATCTGTTCCAGGTCGGCGTCGACGAGGCAAAAGTCGTCGTTGCACGCCGTTTTGGTCTGACTGGCGAAGGGCCAGGTTATTGCCATTTCCCAAGTGATCGTGAGCCAGAGTGGTTTGCGCAAGCGACAGCGGAAAAACTTCAGACCAAAATTCATCGAGGTTTTACCGTTCGCGAATGGCATCAAACGCGTGCCAGAAATGAGGCTTTCGATTGTCGCGTCTATGCGTTCGCCGCTTTAAAAATCATGAACCCAAACCTCAAACGGCTTGTAGATCGCCTGAATCCAGAACCCGAAAAAGAAGAAAGGAGGGACCAAGCGAAAAAAGACGTGATCGAACCACAAAAGCCCATTCGTCTGCGCCGGCGTCTTTCGGCAAAAGCGCCAGTGGAACCAAATGAACCCGCTGCGGATGATGCGTCAAAGGCCACGCGGTTACGCCGCCGAAAGGTGCGCAATAAGCCGACGGGGTGGAGCGCGACAAAATGGTGAGGCCGTGAGCGGATATATCCCTAAAAAAATCGTCGCGGGCATTACGCTCGAAATCCCGGTTTCACTGACTGCATACGCTGCGCCCGAATGGATGCTGTCTTTGATCCTGCGCGGACCTACATCCATTGATTTGTTGTCGACTGACAACGGCACGGCGCACATGATCAGCGCCACAGCTGCAGTCACAGCGACATGGTCGTCGGGTTCCTATTGGTTCAGCCTGCGCGCGACCGATGGTGTCGATGTGATCGAGGTCGATGACGGCACGATCGAGATTCTTCCAGATATCTCGGCGCAGGGCGCGGGCTATGACGGTCGTGGGCACGTCGAAAAAGTGCTCGAATCGATCGAGGCTGTGATCGAGGGCCGTGCCTCGAAGGATCAGGAGCGCTATCGGATCAACAACCGAGAGCTGCAGCGTACACCGATTAATGACCTTATCGCCTTGCGTGAGAAATATCGTGCAGAAGCCCGCAAACTAAGCGCTACGAAAGCTCGGGGAAACTCGCTTCTCGGTCGTCGTATTCTGACGAGGTTCTGACATGTTCGGATTTGGAAAAAACAAGCGCAATGATGTCGTAAATAAATCGGAGCCTATCTTGCGTGAGGTGTCTAGCACGGTCCCGAATGTGAAGCGCCGGACGCCCGCGAAGTTTGGTCGCATCGCTGCCCGGAATTTTGATGCAGGTAAAACCGATCGCCTCACGTCAGAGTGGACGACACAACCACTTACCGCCGACGATGTCGTGCGTCGCAATCTTCGCCAACTGGTGGCCCGTTCGCGCGAACAGGCATCAAACAACGATTACATGAAAGGGTTTCTGCGCCAATGTACGACGAACGTCGTCGGTCCTCGTGGTGTGCAGATGCAGGCGCAGGCTCGTGATGAAGGAGGCGGACTTGATAAGCTGGCAAACGATGCGATTGAGTCAGCGTTTAAACAATGGAGCGGAAAGCGCACAGCCGACGTGCGCGGGCGTATGTCTTGGCGCCGCATCCAGAAACAGGTCCTGATCAGCTCTGCGCGGGACGGCGAGTTTTTCGTGCGTATGATCGAGGGATCAGCGGGGGGCGAATGGGGGTTTGCGCTGCAAATTCTAGACCCGATGCGGCTACCGGTTGACTATGACCGCGACAGCTACGGACGTGGTGGAGGGAATTTCATTCGGCACGGGATCGAATTCAACAGCTGGGGTCGCCCTGTTGCGTATCACTTCACTACGACAAAGCCTGAGGATGAGGCTGACGCCTATCTGTTCAGCGGGCGCGGCTTTGTTCGGATACCTGCAGACCAGATAATTCACGGTTTTGTCGATGACCTGACCGGACAGAAACGAGGCTTGCCATGGGCGGCAACTGCGCTCTGGCGTCTAAATATGCTCGGTGGGTTCGAGCGCGCCGCGCTTGTGAACGCGCGAGCGAGCGCAGCCAAGGGCGGGTTTTACCAATGGCGCGATGGATATGGGCCAGAGGATGATGAGGACGAATTCGACCTTGAATTGCACGTCGAGCCGGGTATGTGGCAGGAACTGCCGGAGGGCGTTGAAGCGGTCACCAACGATCCGACATATCCGAACGGAGAATTCGCGTCGTTCTCGAAAGGCATGCTGCGCGGGGCAGCAACAGGCCTAGGCGTCGCCTACAACAATTTCGCGAACGACCTCGAAAATGTGAATTTCTCGTCGATCCGGCAGGGCACGCTTGATGAACGTGAACACTGGAAAGAGCTTCAGGAATGGCTGATCGAAGATCTGATCGAGATTGTGTTTGATCGGTGGCTTATCAATGCGCTTTTACGCGGAAAAATCACAGTGAAGGGACGCCCGCTTAAGGCTGAGCGCATTGATAAATATCGCGCCGTGAGCTGGGTCCCTCGCCGTTGGGATTGGATTGACCCGAACGCCGACGTCAAGGCTGCCGTGACGGCGAAAAATAATTTTCTGACCAGCCCGTCTCAGATCATCCGCGACCGAGGCCACGACCCAGACACGGTTTGGCGCGAGGTGGGACGGGATATTCAAGCCATGCGCGATGCAGGAATCGACGACAAATATATCGAGATCGCGCTCGGTATGAAAATCGCGGGCCAAGCTGCGCCTGATGAAGCGGACGGCGACGCGGCAAAAACGCCAGTGGAATGAAACCCATCCCTGCGGTGTGATCGTGACACATTCGCAGGGGAAGCTATGAAATTTCTAACCCAAAAACATGAACGTGATCAGCCCAGCAAGGACAACAGCGCGAGCGGTGTCGTCGGCAAATATCTAGTCCGATCCATCACTCCTGAGCAAATCAATACGGGCGATGGGTCGCAGCGTGGAATGGTGTTTCGTCAAGCTGAAGTGCGTGAGATCGATATCGATGCGCGCACTGTTTGGGTGGCATTTTCCTCTGAAACACCCGTCGAGCGTTGGTTCGGCGAGGAAGTGCTCGACCATTCGGAGGGGGCGATCCGCCTCGACCGATTGGAAGGTGGTGCCGCTCTTCTCATCAATCACGATTGGGACGATCAGGTTGGCGTCATCGAGGAAATTGAAATCGGAAAAGACCGGCGGGGCCGGGCGAAAGTGCGCTTTGGGAAAAGTGCGCGGGCCGACGAAATTTTTCAGGACGTGGTTGATGGCATCCGAAAGCATGTCTCATTTGGCTACGCCGTTCACAAGGTGGAAGTCGAGATCCGTAAAGGAAAGTCTGATCTCGTGCGCGTCACCGATTGGGAGCCTTACGAAATTTCGATTGTGAGCGTGCCTGCCGATCCGACGGTCGGCGTCGGGCGCAGCATGGAAAGCGACGGAAGACAGAAGACACCCGCACAAACCGAAACACGTCAAAAAGAGAGTATTGACATGAAAACTATTGTGACCCGTGACGCGCACGGCAATCTTGTGCGCGCGAAAGTTGATGAAAACGGCAAGATTGTCGAAGTCGTTGAAATGCTCGAAGAGGCTGGCGCAGATGTGCGCTCCGCCTTGCAGCAAGGCGAGCGTGCTGTTCGTGAGCGTAATGCGCGCCTGATCGAGATCGGTGACGCCTTCAATGCTCGCGATCTGGCAATGACCGCGATCCGTGAAGGGCAATCCCCCGAACAACTGCAGACCGCGATCCTCGAACGCCAGACGCAGCGCGAACAAACGCCGCTGAACGACCAGGGCACCGAGAACGATCTTGGCATGTCTGACCATGAGGTTCGCGCGTTCTCGTTCACCCGTGCGCTGCGAGCGCTGGCAATGCCTCACGACCGTTCTGCGCAAGATGCCGCAGGTTTCGAATTCGAGGTTTCCCGCGCCGCTTCCGAGCGTTCCGGTCGTGAGCCGCAGGGCTTGCTCGTTCCGTCCGACGTTCTGCGCCGCGCTCTGAACACATCGACCGGCGGCGAAGTTGCGGGCGATACCGGCGGTTATGCTGTCGATAACACGCTCATGACCAGCTCGTTTATCGACCTTCTGCGCAACCGCACTCTGGCGATGCAGTTGGGCCGCGTCATGGGCGGTCTCGTCGGTTCGATCACCGTTCCCGGCCAGGCGTCCGGCGCAACCGGATACTGGATGGGCGAGGACGACGACGCGACCGAAACCGGCCTTGAACTCGATCAACTCGGTATGTCGCCGAAGACGGTCGCCGGTTTCTCCGAGATCACCCGCAAGCTGTTGATGCAATCCAGCATTGACGTCGAGGCGCTGGTGCGCGCGGATCTCGCCGCTGCCCTGGGCTTGACGATCGACAAAGCGTTTTTCTACGGCACCGGCACCGAGCACCAGCCCCGCGGTGTTGTGAATTATGACGGCATCAACGCCGTTGATTTCACGACCGCAGGCAAGCCGACTTATGCCGAAGTTGTGGAAATGGAGAGCGAAATCGCAGCTGATAACGCCGATGTCAATGGCATGGCCTACATCATGCATACCGGCATGCGCGGCCATTTCAAGACGACCGAAAAATTCGTGGGCACGTCTGGCGCGACTGTCTGGGAGCCGGGCAACACGGTGAACGGATATGGCACTGGGGTGACGAACCAGATCCTGCGGCCAGACCTGATTTTTGGGAACTTCGTGGACGCGATCATTGGCATGTGGGGTGGCCTTGACCTGACCATCGATCCTTATTCGAACTCGAAAAAAGGTCGTCTGCGGATTATCGCCATGCAGGATGTCGACACTGTTCTGCGCCGCAAAGAGAGCTTCTGTATCGGTCGCTAAGATACACAAGGCGGGTGCTGTCGCCCGCCTAATCTAACCTGACAATCGGAGGGCCGGAAATGGCTAAGAAAATCGAAATCAAATTGACCTCTGCCGTCGTGATCGGTGGCAAGATCAAGACGCGCGGGTCTGTTGTGACTGTCGATGAGAAGTTGGCAACAAACCTTTTACAACGCGGCAAGGCCAATCTGCATGACACGATCATCGCGCCGATTGCCGGCACTTTCGATGGCGAAGATGTAGAGGATGCACCGCTTGATGACCACACGGTTCCCGAGCTGAAAGAAATCGCCGCCCAGTATGAAATCGACGGGGTGGCAAGCATGAACAAGGCGCAGCTGATCGAGGCCATTCAGGCCGCCGAGGAAGGCGATGCCGCCGACGAGAAAGGTGGTGAATGAGATGAAAGCTGCATTTGCAAGCATTATGGGCGCAGCCCTTATTTCGGCGTCTGCCGAAAGCGATGGCGTCGACGTCGGCGAATTCGACGGATGGGGCCGGATTATCATTGACGCGAGCGCGAACGGTACGGTCGATTTCGAGATCGAGCACAGCGACGATGATGTGACCTATGAGGCATTCGACAAAGTGTCGTTTGACCAGGTCAGCAACGCTGCGGCGTCCTATCAGGTCAAGGCCGTTGATATGTCTGGCATGAAGAAATTCGCCCGTGTGAAAACCACACTCGGCACCGCGACGGCTGTTTATGCCGCCGTGACCGTCTGCGGCCCGCAGCAATACCTCGGCTGATCGAGGGGAGAGAACATAATGCCCGCGCCTGATTGGGAGGATCTGACGGAATTTTTCGTCGTGACTGAATTCGCCGACACGGCGGAGATCACGACGGCAGCCGGTCAGGTTCTCACGATAGCGGGCATTTACGACGACCCGTATTTGAACGCCCAGCTAGGCGAATATCAGATGGATATTTCTGACCCGCGATTTACCTGCAAAGAGACCGATGTGCAGGGCGTGAAGCGGGGCGACGTCGCCGTGATCGACGGAAAGGAATACGATATTTTGACCGCGCCGCAGAGCGACGGGACCGGCGTCGCCGTCCTGAAACTCGCGTCGCCCCCGCCGGACGCATAACATGCTGGATCTTTCGATCGACGACAAAAAGCTACGCGCGATCGCCGACGAATTTGAGGCCAGCGACGAAGATTTGCGCAAGGCATATAACCGGGCTCTGGGCCGGACGGCATCGCGCATGCGCACTATGGCGCGCAAAGCGATCCGTGAGGGATTGGAATTGCGCAGTGCAGCCGTCTTGAAGGCCCGACTGCGCCTGACGCGGCAGAAACCGCACGGTGATCTGATCGGCGGCGCACGGCTATGGATCGGCGAGAATGACATGCCACTGCGATATTTTAAGGGTCGTATGACGAAATCGGCGACAGGTGTCACGATCGCAGGTCGAACGGTTTCCGGGGCATTTATCGGTACGGGTGCGAATGGAGCAACAATGCCGTTCGTGCGCATGGGCAAGGGACGGCTGCCGATAGGGGCGGTTTCGGTCGAGGTTCAGGACGACGTCGACGAGATCCTCGAACGAGAGGTTTATCCCGAAATAGCCGAGTATTTCTTCACCACGTTTCGCGCCGAGGTTCGCGCGCGGACGATCTACAACGTCGGAGGGTGACGGATGGCAGTCGTTCGAGCTGGTATTGTCGGCACCGGATCACGCGATGGCGACGCAGCCCGCCGCGAGCTGCCGACGTTTATGGGATACGCCCGCGCGGTCGTTCTGGTGAATGACGTGGGGCAGGTTTTCGTCGACGACGCGGGCTGGGCATACGTATACGAATATAAATCACCGTGGGATGTGAACAAATGAGCGACCAAATCAATGGATTTCCTATTGACACAAAAAACGTCGGGCCTGTTCAGCTGACCGTCGAGGGGTTTGACGCGATCGACGCGCTTGCCGATGGTGACCTAGCCGTCGGGCGATATGTTCACCGCGCGGACACGTTGGAGACGTTCAAGCGGGTTTCGTCCGATGGCGATTTGGCAACGTCCGGCGGGATTGAGTTAAAGCGGGTTCGTGGGGGGGATTTTGACAGCCTAGAAGATCTTAGTGCGAACATTGTATCTATGGGTGTTGGATCATTGTTTGCTACGAGGAAAGAGCTTTTCCGGTATTTTGAAAATAGCGTAAGCCCCCATACTATTATGAACAATGTGCCCCTGCGAGGCGTGGCGAACATTGTAGGCGTGTCGCTAGATGCCGCCGCTATTATCGAGGCTGCGGAAGCTCTTTCAGCAGAGGGCGGTGGCGTAGTGTTGGTTGAGGAAGTGTTCGATGTAGATTTTGAAGGTCTTGTCCATGTTAGAGACCTGTCCAATGTTGCCATTGTTTTTGGTCGATCTCATATCAAGCCGCTGGGAAATCCAGATAATAGCAACCGAGGCGGCTTTTTCCGCGCCTACGATTGCGACAACTGTTTTTTTAGCTTGCCTGACAAAGTTGATATGTCCGGCGCGTCTGTTGAGGGGGCGTTTCTACTCAGCGGCGGTCGCAACAATAAGGTTTCTGTTGGTACGCTAATAGGCGGATCTCACAGCACTCTTGTCGTAACGGGACCAGCCGCGAATAACTATGGAACCTATAAGCCAGCTCTATTCACCACGGTAGTCCGTAGATGTGGGCGAATTGGGGGGCAGCGTGTGTGGCCGGGTGGCGGCACAGCCAAGGCAGTTTGTATAGCTGGCGGGAATGCTATCGGTACGCGGTTCGTTGACATTCGTGTTCAGGGTGGGCGCGGTGATGCCTTTGGTTGGGATAACGCGCCCGGTACAAAATTCATTGGCTGCACGGCAGAAAATGCCGATGATATTGCATGGGTGGAAGGAACAACAGAGTACACCCTACGCGTCAACTCGGACGATAATTTTCTGGTGGAAAAGGTAATGCGGTGGCGGGAAAATACCGAAGCAGTTGAGTTTACCGATTACACCCGCGCCGGACCAACACTTACCATCACTGATGATAGCTCTTTAGTAGAGGGCGATCATTTGATTGCATTCGGTGAACTGTCGGCTGGATTCTGGGGTGAGCATGAAGTAGCCGATACGCTCGCAGATGTTAGTGCCGAACTCATTAACTGCGTCACGTCTGGTTGTGAGGTCGATGTGGGGAACTCTCAAGCTGCACGGGCTACTGTTCGGGGGCACGAGTGCAGATATGCACTTGGCGTTGGCTCCCGTGGGTTGTGGGATCGTAACGGCAAGATGGTAGTAGAGGGCATGAAATTCTACATGCCGCTCGCAACAATTTCGCCTGATAACCGTGTCATTCTGCTCGCTGAAAACCCAGGTGGTCGCTATGAGGACATCACAGTTGTTGGTGGTTCCGGTGTAGAGCGGTTCTATTTCAACAACGGTGGAACACTCAGCGAGAGCCTAAACCCTTCATACATGCGGCGCGTTCGTTGGACAGGGGCGAATCCACCTATCGTCCGCGTACGCAACTCTGTCAAACGTCTTATCTTGGATGATGTTTCATGTTACTTCCAAGGGGAGGATCAGTCTGGGCCAGAAGTGACGATCATCAATACGGCAGTAACATTGCCACAGCAAATCTTTCTGGGTCGCGTTGCAATGGCCATGCGTCAGAGCAAGATCAACTGCCCAACAGACTACGCCATTTATGGCACGGGAAACACTCCGCGCATTGACATTGATGATTGTGAGGTCGTGTCTGTGGGCAGTGTCGCTTATAACCTTGGATCATCCTGTCAAACTCGGTTTGGTCCGGGGAACAAGTGGCCTAAAGGTGGTGCTGCTCTCGGGACAACTCTGGGTGTCGTAACCGGTGAATTCATCTTCACGATGGATATAGGTCCAACGCCGGTTGATCTCCCGTTTGTATCAGCCCGTGGGTTCTTTGAGGCTACATTTGGAGGCGCGTCAGCCAATAGGGCTGCGGCAAAGTTTGCCTTGGCGAAATCAGCGCCGGGGCAAACGCGAGTGCTGTCTACTGTAGTTTCTGCTCCACATGCCTCGACAACTGATGAATATGCTATAGCTTGGCCTTCTAGCGTTGTTCCTAACATTAGTATCCCAAACCAGTCGTACACTGACGTTCTGGTTAAGATCGCGGTGATGTGAAATGACCAACGCAAACACAGAAATCACAATCGACCAACTGCAAACCGCGATCACATCCTCGCTCGCGGCGCATTTTCCCGCTCTCAGAACCGTTGCGCTCTATGACGAGGACGATCGCGACGGCAAGCCATTGCCTGCGGTGTTCGTCGAGGTCGAGGATTTCGAGGCATATCCCGACGCGGATCCCGGCACCGAACAGACCGCCATGCAGCTGCGGATCTCGGCGCGGATTGTGATCGGGTTCCGCACAGCTCGTGCAAAAACAGAGATCCGCATGCTCGCCGCGGCGATGGCGCATTTCGTGAACCTGAACCGCTGGGGCCTGCCGGTCGCGCCTGCAGAGTTCCTCGTCGCCGGGCCTGACGCTTTCGATACTGCGCTCGATCAATACGAGGTTTGGCGCGTCGAATGGCAACAGGTTGCGCACCTGGGCGCGAGCGTATGGGAAAGCGATGACACGATGCCGACGGAAATTCTGTATAGCTGGCGCCCTGAAATCGGTCCGGATCATGAGGGCGACTATCGGAAGGCAATTGAATGAGCTGGCCTCAGGGCGATCAAGATCGGCGCATGCAAGGTGTGATCCGAATTGGCACCGTAACTGCTGTCGACGCTGCCGCAGCGCGCGCGAAAGTCTCACTCGGTGGCGACAGCGAAACTGCATCGCTGCCGTGGTCTGTGCCTGCCGCTGGTGGCGTCAAGGTCTGGGTGCCGGTTAGCGTCGGCGAACAGGTCATCATTGCTTCGCCAGGCGGAGACACGGCTCAGGGCGTGATCATTGGGCGGATGTTCAGCGGATCCAATGCGGCACCGTCAGGCGATGGTGCTGAACATTTGATTGAGGTCGGTGACGCTTGGATTAGCGTCAAAGGTGGCATGATCGAGATCAGCGCAGGCGGTACGACCATTTCAATCGGGGCAGGCGGTGTAACCGTGAACGCTGACGTCCTCGCGGAAGGCGTGAGCCTCATCGGTCATACGCACACCGGCGACAGTGGCGGAACGACGTCTCCGCCTAGCTGATTTCGGCAAAAGCGCCAGTGGATTAGGCGGCCGCCCCAGGCGATCATCGCCGCATGATTGGAACCAGTGCGACAACCGGGAAACATATCTCTGGGATTGACCATTTGCGTCAATCCATTCGCGACATTTTGACGACGCCGATCGGGTCCAGGATCATGCGCCGCGAATACGGCTCGCGACTGTTCGAGCTGATCGATGCGCCCATGAATGACGCTACGCGGGTCGACATGATCGCGGCGACCGCCGAGGCGCTGGCGACATGGGAGCCCCGCATTTCCGTCGATGAGGTTTCGGTCGAGGCCGCAGAGGCCGGGAAATTCACGCTGTCGCTCGTCTGCACATACCTGCCCGACGGAACGGAAATTGAAATCGACGGGATCGAGGTTACATAATGGCAAACACATTTACAGCCGTTGATCTGTCGCAGCTGACGGCGCCTGACATCGTCGAGGAGCTCGATTTTGAGAAGATTTTCGCGGCCATGCTCGCGGATCTGAGAGCGCGCGACGAGACGTTCGATGCGCTGGTCGAAAGCGATCCGGCATATAAGATCCTTGAGGTCGCGGCATATCGCGAAATGATCATTCGGCAGCGCGTGAATGACGGCGCGCATGCCGTCATGTTGGCATATGCTACCAGTTCGGATCTCGATCAGATCGCCGCTAACTATAACGTCGCACGCCTTCTGATTGACGAGGGAGACCCCGCCGCGATCCCGCCGGTTGATCCAACCTATGAAAGTGACGACGACCTGCGCCGCCGCGTGCAGCTGTCGCCCGAGGGTTACACAGTCGCGGGATCGCAAGGATCTTATACCTATCACGCCCTGAGCGCCGACGCAGACGTGAAAGACGCCCAGGCGATCAGTCCGACGCCAGGTGCGGTGACTGTTTATGTCCTGTCGCGCGTCGGAACCGGATCGGCAGGCGTGGATATCGTCGATGCTGTAGACGAATACCTGAACGCAGACACAATCAGGCCAATGACGGATAACGTCACAGTGCAAAGCGCATCTATCACCGAATACGAGGTCACGGCAGAGTTGACGGTTTATCCAGGCCCTGACGCAGAGGTGATCCGGCTATCAGCAGAGGACGCTGTGACGTCCTATGTCGAGGGCTTGCACGCAATCGGGTACGACGTGACGCTGTCGGGCTTGTATGCGGCATTGCATCAATCCGGTGTGCAAAATGTCAGTCTGACGTCACCGGCCGCCGACATTGTCATCGGTGACGGAGAGGCGGCCTATTGCACCGGCGTGACGATCACGATCGGGGGCACAAATGTCTGATCTGTTACCCCACAATGCGACCGTGCAAGAGCGCGCGCTTGACGTAGCGACTGCGAGAATATCAGAGGTGCAGGTCGTCGTGCGTGAGGTCTGGAACGCTGACGAATGCCCGTCGAATGTCATGCCGTGGCTTGCGTGGGCATTTTCGGTCGACACATGGTCGACAGACTGGACGGAGACGCAAAAGCGCGCTGCGATCAAATCTGCGATAGAGGTTCAACAAATCAAAGGCACCGTTGGGGCTGTTCGAAAGTCTCTTGCGGCTGCGTCTCTAGCTGCGCGCATCGTTGAATGGCACAACATGGATACAATTGGCGATCCGTTCACCTACCGAATTGAGATTGATACAGAAGACGGTGCAACCGTTGCGACGATCTCAGATATCGAGGAGATAATTGAGGCGATCGACCGCACGAAATCTTTGCGATCTCACCTTGATAAAATCGAAATCAGCACATCGTCTCGCGCTGGGCCATATGCCGCGGCGGTCGCTACAATGGGTAACGAGATCGTCGTAGGATACGGCGGGCAGCTTTTGTAAGGGGCACACATGGCATTTTCGACAATCCACACAACAGCAGGCCTCGCGGCTATGTACGCAGCGAGTTCAGGCGACCCTGTAAACCTGACACATATGGCCGTCGGCGATGGTAACGGGAGTGATGTCACACCTGACGAAGCGCAAACATCGCTTGTGCGCGAGGTCTATCGCGCGACTGTGAACCGGGTATATCGACCCGACGCCGTGAATTATCCAGCTCTTTTCGCCGCAGAGCTGGTAATTCCAGCGAGCGAGGGTGGCTTCACTATGCGCGAGGTTGGGATATTTGATGCCGATGGAACGCTATTCGCGTTAGGAAATTTGCCGTCAACATATAAGCCAGAGGCAGGCGAGGGTGCGTTTTCTGACACAATCGTGCGCCTTGAGTTTCTCGCGACGAATTCCGACGTGGTGTCGATCGTGTTTGACCCATACGTCGCGGTCGTTACGCAAAACTGGATCTCGAACAACGTCACTGCGGCGACGATTATCCCTGGCGGCACGACTGAGCAAGTTTTGCGAAAGGCATCGAACGCAGATGGTGATTACGAATGGGCGGACCCGACTGAGGCGAATGTCGTCGTAAATACGATTGAGGAAACGCAAACACTCGCCGAATCTCAGACCGTTGTCACATTCACGACCGTGACGAACGTCGGTGTCGCGATCTACATCGATGGCGCTCGCCTGCCGAATGATGCGAGCGTCGACGGCTGGCAGGCTGACGGATCCGACGCTACAAAAATCAACCTGGGCAAATCGTACCCCGCCGGAACGCAGTTGATCGCAGCGCAAAACGAACCTGCGTCGTCGCTGCCCGACAGCCTGCGGAAAGATCAGAACTTGGCCGACGTGTCGGACAAGGCGACGGCGCGCGCGAATCTAGACGTTTACAGCAAGAGTGAAACGAACCAGAAAGCGCCCGCTGGGATGGTGACTTATTTCGCCCGCAACACGGCCCCAACAGGGTGGCTCAAGGCAAGCGGGGCAGAGATCAGCCGCACGGTTTACGCGGATCTGTTCAACGTGATCGGGACGCAATTCGGATCAGGAAACGGATCGACCACGTTCACGTTGCCGGATCTGCGGGGCGAATTCCTGCGCGGATGGGATAACGGTCGCGGCGTCGACGGTGGGCGGGCGTTCGGTAGTAGCCAAGGAGGCTATGTGAACCTCCCCCGAGACGGGTGGGGGACTGACGCTCTCCATCCTTCACCCAATCAGTCGAAGTCTGAGGGCTGTCTGATCGTAGGATCCGGCAAAATTGAGGTCCACGAAGTACTAGAGTCACTAAATGGGGCCGGTAATAACAATATGGTAACCGACGTGCGGCCGCGAAACATCGCTTTATTGGCGTGCATTAAATATTGAGGTGATCGCATGCAGGTTTATCAACATGATGTCGCGGGTATCTATATTGGGACAGAGGTCGCCGATCCGTCGCCGCTCGAACCTGGCAAATATTTGATCCCGGCGCGCTGCACGACCATTGCACCGCCTGATGAAATCCCGGCAGACAAGGCCGCGCGCTGGAACGGCGCGTCGTGGTCGATTATCAATGCGCCGGCCATAGTTCAGGCCGTCGACCCTGTCGAGAAACTCCGTACGTTTTTAACTGAGAACCCAGACGTCGCGGATTTGCTCGATACAGCTGACTAAAGACATCTAACGATTTCCCATTTTCGCGGCAAAAACGCCAGTGGAACGATCCGCTATGACTGCTCATCCTAGGCGCAATATTTCACGCGCCTGATCTGAGCATGACGAGGGAAAACAATGTCTGAAACATTCTTGCACGGCGTCGAGGTGATCGAGATCGACACGGGGCCGCGCCCCGTGCGCACGGTTCGCAGCGGCGTGATCGGCATTGTTGGCACTGCACCGAACGCTGCCACAGCTGTTGCCGCAACTGTTACAATCGGCACCGCAGCGGCCAAAACCGGGATCACCTTCACAGCGAAAACCGCAGGCAATGCCGGCAACAACATCACAGTGAATTTCGTTGACCCATCGGAAAATTCTGCAGCTCTTGCGGTTAACATCTCAGGCGTTGCAATCACAGTTTCCCTCGCGACCGATGCGACTGGTGCAATCACATCTACCGCCGACGACATTGTGACAGCGATCACCGGCAGCACAGAAGCTAGCGCGCTCGTGACAGCATCAGAACTGTCGGGCTCGGACAGCACTGGTGTCGTTAAGTCTTCGGGCTCTGCGCAATATCTGAGCGATGGCGAGGATGAACCATTCCCGCTCGACACGCCTGTTCTTGTCGCTGGCAATCGCGGGGTGATTTCAGACCTCGACACGACCGGCACAAACACCGGAACGCTCGCACCTGCGCTTGATGGCATCTTTGACCAGATCGGCGCCGTCGTTGTGATCGTACGCGTCGCCGATGAAGCGACCGAGGCTGAAACCCTGGCAAACGTCGTCGGCGGCGTGAACGCCACGACCGGCAACTTTGAGGGGCTGCATGCTTTGGCGGGGGCTGAGAGTGTCGTCGGCTATGCGCCGCGCATTATCTGCGCGCCGGGATGGACACACCAGCGCCCAGACGCCGCCGCCAATCCTGTCGTTTCAGAGGCAATTGGCATTGCTGAACGCCTGCGCGCCGTGATCATCGCCGATGGCCCGGACACGACCGACGAGGCCGCTTTCGAGTATCGCGAGGATTGGGGCAGCGATCGCATCTATATCGTCGACCCGTGGGTGAAAGTCTATGACTACGACGGCACGATCACGAACCGCCAGGCATCCGCTCGCGTGGCTGGCGTGATCGCCAAAACCGACAACGACGTGGGGTTCTGGTGTTCGCCTTCCAATAAGGTGATTAACGGGATCATTGGCACAAGCCGACCTGTCGATTTCAAACTCGGCGACAGCTCGTCGCGTGCGAACCTTCTGAACGAGCAGGAAGTCGCAACGATCATTCGCGAGGACGGCTATCGCCTCTGGGGCAACCGTTCGACTGCGAGTGATGCGAAATGGGCGTTCCTGTCGGTTCGCCGCACGGCTGACATTATCAATGAAAGCCTGCAGCGCGCGCACCTCTGGGCCGTCGATCGCGGGATCACGAAAACATATGTCGAGGACGTCACCGAAAGCGTGAATGCGTACCTGCGCACACTGGTGAACCTTGGCGCGATCCTGGGCGGCGAATGCTGGGCCGACCCTGATCTGAACACGGCGGCGAACATCGCCCAAGGCAAGGTCTATTTCAACTTTGACTTCACGCCTGTTTATCCCGCCGAGCATGTGATTTTCCGATCGTTCCTCACGAACGATTATATTTCGGAGGTGTTTAGCTAATGGCTGCGCGTGACGTCCTTAAAAACCTGAACCTTTTTGTCGATGGCCGTGGCTATGCCGGGCAAATCCAAAACTACAGCCCGCCTGACTTGACGCTGTCGACAGAAGATTTTCGTGGCGGTGGTATGGACAGCGCCGTCGCGATCGAAATGGGGCAAGAGCCGCTCGAAACATCGTTCTCTTTGATTGCCTATGACTCTGACGTTTTGGCGCTCTTTGGCGTGGCTTCCGGGGCGAATGTTCAACTTACCGCGCGCGGCGCGCTTGAAAGTTTCGACGGCACCGTGAAACCTGTCGTGCACAATATGCGGGGCAAGATCACCAGCCTGTCGCGCGGGGAATGGACGCCCGGATCGCCTGCGCCGCTGTCTGTGACGTTGCGCCTCACCTATTTCAAGGAAACACACAACGGCACAAATCTACACGAGATCGATGTCGAAAATATGGTGCGCATTGTGAATGGGACGGATCGTCTCGCCGCACAGCGCGAAGCTCTGGGACTGTAAAATATGACCGCCAAAAAAATTCCGCTTGAAAAAGGCTTTGATCGCAATGGCCAGGTCATCAAAGAACTGACCATGCGCGAGCCTACAGTCGAAGATCAACTATCTGCGCAAGAGGGCAATAAATCCGCTGCACGAGCCGAAGTGGCTCTGATCGCGAACCTGTGTGAAGCCACACCGCAAGAGGTCAGCAGCCTGTCGCTCAAGGACTATGGCAAAGTGCAGGATGCCTACGCGGATTTTACCTGATCGACCCGAAGGTCGTGCGGAGGCTTGTTTTTGCGCTTTCCGCACATTCCGGCTGGCCTTGGGGTGATATTGCCAGAATGAGCACCAGCCGATTTCTTTTTTGGATAGAGGGGCTGCCGACAGATGGCTAAAAATCAGCGGCTCGACGCGACAATTACGATCGGATCTGTGCTACAGAAGTCGGTCGGCAAAAACCTAAATTTTATTCGCAAAGGTCTCGACAGCGTCGGCGACGAGATCAAGGGCGTAATCGATCGACAGAAAGAGCTTTCCAAACAGCGCAAGGTTTTGGAGCGCCAGGGAAAGAGCGTCGAGGATCTCGATCGCGAATATGAACAGTTAGGTCGGACGCTCGACGAGCTGCGCAAGAAACAGGAACGCTATGCGCGGGCCATGAAATCCGCGCGCAACGTCGGCGACAATTTCAAGAACATGACCAGCCAAATCGGCAAGGTCGCGCGAAACGCCGCGATTGGCGTCGCTGCGGCTGGTGCTGCCGTGTTCAAGCTGGCCAGTGATACCGCGTCGCTCGGTGACGAAGTGGCAAAGACCGCTGACAAGTTGGGTTTTGGAATCGAGGCGTTTCAAGAATTGCGCTATGCCGCCGAGCGGTCCGGCGTTTCGATCTCGACGTTCGACAGCTCTATGGTCGCCATGCAAAAGCGGATCGGCGAGGCGGCGAGCGGAGCGGGTTCGGCAAAAAACGCGCTTAAAGAACTGGGTTTGTCGGCTCAAAAGCTGTCAAAAATGGCACCAGAGGACGCTCTTGCTGAGATCGCCGACAAAATGGCGAAAATAGAGGACCCGGCAAAGCAGGCGGCGCTTAACGCCGCACTTTTTTCACGCGCTGGCGTTGGCATGATCAACATGTTGCGTGGCGGTTCGGATGGGTTACGGCAACTGCGCGAGGACGCACGCCGAACAGGTTATGTTCTAAGCGAGGATGCAGCACGGTCTGCCGAGGTTTATCAAGACAGCCTATTGAACGCCCAGCTTTCTGCCAAGGGCCTGAAAAACACTGTTGGAGCGGCCCTTATGCCCGCCGTCACGGCAGCGATGGACAGGTTTAGCCTGTTCATGCAATCAAACCGTTCTCAGGTTGAGCAATTTGCTACGACGGCGGCAGAAAAGCTCGAAACGGTGATCCCGATCCTATTTGAAGTCGCAAACGGCGCAAGCAAGATCGCGACAGAGGTCGGCACTGTAGTGACGAAAGTCGCTGACATGGTGGGCGGTTGGGAAAACTTTGGCATTATCATCGGCGGCGTGATGGCGTCTAAAGCAATTCTATCGATCGGCGCTTTTGCCGGATCAGTGTTTTCGCTCGGACGTGCGATGTGGGCTCTGGCCCCAGCATTGCCAATTGTAGCTGGCGGCATTCAGGCTATCGGTGTTGCGCTATTTGCCAACCCGATTGGGCTGGCAATAGGTGCCGCAGCCGCGATCGCAGGCGCTGGCTATCTCATTTGGAAAAACTGGGGTGAAATTAAAAGCAAATTTGGTCCTTTGGTCGACTGGATCGGTGCCAAAATCAAATGGCTTTGGGATGGGGCGACCAGACCCGTCGTTGACGCAATGAAAACAGGGATCGACGGAATTGTCGCAGGATGGGAGGCCATGAAATCCGGCCTAGGTTCTGTCATCGATTGGATCGGAGCAAAGTTCGACTGGTTGGGTAAAAAGATCAAACCTGTTTTGGACGGTCTGCGATGGATAGGTGACAAGGGTGGCGCAATCCTTGGAAAAATCGGTATCGGTGGTGGTGATGATCCAACAAAACGCGCGATCGGCGGTGCATTTGGTCGCGGGCCGTTGCTGGTCGGAGAACGCGGACCAGAGTTGCGTTACGAAAATCAAGGGGGGTTTATCGCTCACAATCGCGCGCTGGAACGCCTGCGGGATATGTCACAGCAGGTCACAAGTGGCGGTGGTCGTGCTGCATCCGGTGGGCAGTCTGTGACGCAGAATATCACGATCAACGCACCTGGAACGAGCGCCCGTGAAATCATCGACGAACTGGAACGTTTGAAACGGCGGGCCGCATCCGGCGCCCTATTTGATGGCGCGACGAGCTATGGACAATACGGGGGTTGATCGTGGGCAAGACAATGATGCAGCTTGGCGGCTATCAGTTCTCAATCGACAACGCCGCATATCAAGAGCTGACGCGGTCTAGTGAATATCGATGGGCCGCACAAAGCAGGATCGGCGCATCAGATGCGCTACAATTTACCGGGACGGCGGGCGATACGATCGAGCTGCGCGGCGTGATCTATCCATATTACAAGGGCGGTATTGGCCAGATTGACAGCATGCGGGCACAGGCTTCGCTCGGATGGCCGCTGCCGCTGGTAAGTGGGCGCGGCAAGGTTCTGGGACTGTGGGTCGTCGAAGCAGTTCGCGGAGGAGAGTCTGTTTTCGATCTATCTGGTATTTCGCGGCGCCAGGAATTCGAAATTCGCCTGCGCCGGTATGATGGAGGCTTGCGTGCAATACTACCGTTCTAAGGAAGGCGACACGGTCGATCGCATTGTTTGGCTCTATTACGGGCGGCAAAACGACGGCATCGTCGAGGCCGTGCTCGCGGCAAATCATGACCTGGCATCCTATGGGCCGATATTGCCCGAGGGCCTGCAGATCGCATTGCCAGAGATCACCGACGAGGATCAGAGCACGGGGAGCGTGCGCCTATGGGATTGACCGACTGGAAGCCGGCCTTTGACGTTATCGTGAACGGCACGAACGTGACATCTATTTTCGCATCGCGGCTGTCATCAATCACGCTCACCGATGAGGCTGGCGTGCAGTCGGACACGGTCGAGATCTCGCTCACAGATCATTTACCTTATGCAAAGCTCGAAATTCCGCCAAATGGCGCGGAGATCGAGGTCGCGCTCGGATACATGTTTAAGCTCAAATATATGGGCCTGTTTATCGCTGACAGCGTCGAACTTGGCGGGCCGCCAGACCTTATGCGGATTTCTGGAGTTGCAAGCGTGAACGGAACAACGTCCGGCGGAAAGACTGCCCTGACCGAGCAGAAGAATCGCAGTTGGCCGGAAGGCACGACCGTCTCGACGCTTGTCTCTACAATCGCTGGCGAGCATGGCCTGAAACCCGCCGTATCCGAGAGCATCGCCTCGATCACGCTCCCGCACCTCGACCAGACGGATGAGAGCGACATAAACCTTCTGACGCGGGTAGCGCTGGATATCGACGCAATCGCAAAGCCTGGCGGAGGTTTCCTCGGCATGTTCCAGCGCGGTGAAAGTAAGACGGCAAGTGGGCAGGACATGCCACGGCTGTCGCTGATACCATCGCAGGTTAGCCGGTGGCGCTTTCGCCGATCATTGCGCGACCCGGCGGGCCAGGTCATCGCCGTATGGCGTGATCAGAGCGCCGCAGCCGATGTCGAGGTGATTGCTGGCGATGGTAAACCGGTGCGCCGCCTGAAACGTCGCTTTCCGACGCAGGATGCGGCCCAAAGGGCAGCTGATGCGGAATATAGGCGCTCGCAGCGAGCAGGCATGACCGTCTCGATATCATTGCCGGGTGACCCTGATCTCGTCGCTGAGGCTCGTCTTGTGCTCTCCGGATTTCGTCATAGCGTTGATGGCGAGTGGCTGATCACACGTGTGACTCACACGATCGACAGCGGCGGTTATCGTTGCGACGTCGAGGGTGAAACGTTTTAATATCAGGCTGGGGTAGCCGGACCTTGGGGGCGCTACATGAGCGCGGTTCGTTGGAAACCCATGCACAACCAGGCTATCCGAAGACATGCAAAGCCTAAACCATTGGCCAATCCAGTCTTTCTCTATAGGGTTATAACGACTCAACCTGCATATATGTAAAGTAACTCATGGCTATTTTTCCAATCGGCTTCCTGCCAATTGTCATCGCTCTCCTATTGTCGACCCGCGTGGGTCTGTTGGCCGCAGGAGGCGTAGTAGTGCCATTTGCTACCACCGCAGTTTTGTCTGCGTCTGGCGCATCTTTGAATGTTGCAGACTTCTATTTTGCATCGCTTGCTCTTTGTTATTTCGTGTTCCATTTTGACGGCAAAATTCGTAGGCTATTTCTCGTCCCAATTGCGCTCGCAGTGTATGCGATTATAACCGCTCTTTTCTATCCTACCATCTTTCGCGGAATGTTCGTTATTCCGGTCAGTTTAAGCGATGGTGTACGCTTGAGCACGCTGTTCTCAACTTCACTTGTGCCGCTAGAGCACAGCTCAGCCAACATTTCGCAGACATTTTATTTGATAATTTCTGTAGTTTACATCATGTTTTTTGCGACTATTGCTCGTAAATCTCCCCATAAAATTCACAAGATGCTTGTTATTGCGGGCGTAACCAACATAATTCTTTCATGTTTGGCGCTAGCTCTTGGCCCATTTTTCTTAGATCCCCTTCTAACGGGAGATAACAAGGTCAAGTTAGGCGCCAGCGCTAGCGGCTTTGCGCGTTTGGTCGGCTCATTTCCTGAAGCATCTAGATATGCCGATTTTTCAGCTGCAATGGGGGCTTATTTTCTTGGCTACTATTATCAAACCGGGAAACGTTGGTTCTTAGCTTCAGGCATGATTACTTTAATCTTCTGCCTTCTCTCTGTGAGTTCAACAGGCTTTGTTGCCATTGCGGCATTCGGATTATTTACTATCCTGAAAGGAACCTCTGGAAGAAAAGTAAACAAGAAAATTTATGCAAGTGTCGGACTCGTTGTTACTGGCGCACTATTGTTTCTAGCTGCGAAACCCGACCTTGTATTGGGAGTTTTGGAAGCAGCTTTATTTAGCAAGGCAGACAGCGTTTCTGGATACGAACGTGGGGCTTGGGCATACTATGGCATCAAGGCTTTTTGGGATAGCTATGGACTTGGCGTCGGTGCCGGAAGTGTACGGTCGAACGGTTTGTTGCTCGTCTTACTATCGAACATCGGGCTTATCGGAACTCTTTTGTTCGCTACAATTTTAATTCGGGCTTTGCGCAATTATTCTACTACGCCATATCAAGCAGCCCTAAACTATGGGATTGTTGCTATCCTTGCTGCACGCATGGTAAGCATAGATGTGTTGACCTGTGGCGTGCTCTTTTGCGCCTTGATCGGTGCTAAGTACCCTTTGGAAGCGAAACAATTTCGCCACAAAAAATCGTATAATCCGGGCCCGTTCAGAATGAGCGCGGAGAGTACTCACGGCGAACTTAAAACATCATGAAACATCTTTCCCTAATCGCTCTGGGACTGTTTTTTTTCGCGGCATGTTCGGATGCGCTTGCAGATGAGCAAGAGGAACTCGTAGTTGGCGCTGTCAGCCATATGACGAGATTAGACGAAAAAGATATTGAAATTCGACTTCGGGCTGCACAGAAGGCAGGGCTTAGCGCAGTGCGCTGGAACGCTTCATGGGCAATTGTTGAAAAAGAAGATGGAACACTCGAAATCCCAGAAAGATGGGACTACCTCGTTGATACAGCAAGAGATTTTGGCCTATCTCCCCTCATCGTGTTGGGCTATGGAAATAAGCGATATGACGGAGGGGACAAGCCTAGATCGCGTGAAGCTAGGCATGCCTTTGCAAAATATGCTGCCTTTGTTGCAAAGCACTTTGAAGGGCGTGTTCAGTATTTTGAAATGTGGAACGAATGGAACATCAAGATTGGCCACACATCAAAGGGCAGTATTGAAGACTATGTTGAGCTATTGAAAGTTGCATACCCTGCAATCAAAGAAGCTTCCCCTCACACCACTATATTAACTGGTTCCTTTGCCGATGGAGCTCATTCAAAAGTTCTGAATGTCGGCTTTGGAGATTTATTTGAACGATATCTAGAAACCGACGCATACTTATACAGCGACGCTATTGCTATTCACCCATACGTTAGACGCCGATTTCCCTCAGAGTTCTCAGACACTATAGTAAGTAATCTCTATATCCTCTCTCGTCTTATTAGATCAAATCCAAACTGGGCCACACATGAAATGTGGATATCTGAACTTGGTTGGACGACAGCAATGGACGAAAAGCTCGGCGTATCTGAAAAACAACAAGCCGAGATTGCAGAAGCAGCACTACCAGCCGCCGAGAAATTTGGGTATTCTGGTTTCATATTCTATGAATTGACTGATGACGAAACTCAAAAGAAGCCATATGAAGCCCACTTTGGCATTTATCGAAATGACTGGTCCGCGAAGCCAATCATCGGCAAAATACGCAACTTCACATCTAGTGAATAGGTGAAGCCGCCGTTAGGCCGGCGATGAAGCCGATTTTTATCATTGAGCTACACTGACGCGTTACTGCTTGAAGCAGATTGCGTCGTTTCAAGTCGTTTAATTACACGCCGCCCCAACCTAACCGATGGCTTTTCAACAAACTTATATACCACGCTTGAAACGCAAATAGTGAGGATAATGCTGACAATTGCTATCAGATGGGCGTGGATTTCACCGCCCAGACCATGAGGGAGTACCCACACTACAAACGAGGTGCAGGGCGGGCCAAAGAGATAGACCGAGTAGCTAATCGCACCAAGATAAACCAAGACGGGACTATTTAAGCGCAATTTGGTAGTCAGGAGCATGAAAGCTATAATTGCGACGTAATAAGTCGCAATATAACGCAGCCATAACGAACCGTAGCCGAGCCAAGAAATCAAAGGCAAAGACAACGAAAAAATGACCAGAAACCAAATGCATTTTTTGCGAGAAGAGATATCGTTTTCGAGAACATTTCGCCTCCACAGCAATCCAAAATACATAACGGCCATCGCGAGTCCTAACGCGACAGGAAAACCTTTCCCCGTGACGTACCGAGCACTCGCAAGCAAAAGAGCAAAACCCAGCATTGTGATGGCGGTCCAAAAAACAGCTGCATTTGAGCGGAGAAGTCCGGCAACAAACAGTAGCACGCAGATAAAGTAAAAAATTAGCTCAATCTGCAGTGTCCAGTAAACGCCAATAATATTCTCTATGCCTATAAATTGCTGAAACATTGTGATGTTTCCAAGGACCGTCACAATATCAATAGGGGTTGGATGCAGAGAGTTATAAGCTAAAATTCCGAAAGGGATCGACATCCAGTACGCTGGATACAATCGAAAAAATCGACCTACTATAAAATCTCGAACGGGGCTTGTTCTTGACCTAAGTAATGAATAAGGCACGACAAAACCCGATACTGCGAAAAACATAGTGACCGCAATTTTTCCCAGATCCAACCACTGGGTCCAGATTGTGAACGCGTAAGTTTCAAAAGCTCCTAATGAGCCTTCTCTCAGAGAATCAACGCCAACATGAAAGTAAATTACCAGAATCGCAGCAATGCCACGAATGGCATCGACATAGCCAAGTCTTTGGGAGGCTTTCGAAACGTTGTTCTTTTGCATTATCTTGCCTAAATAAATTCACCGATACTGCTACTCGGTTTCAGTCACCATAATATCACGTTCAGCTCAACACTAAACGGGTAAATTTTTAACGACAGCAGCATGTCAACTCCAGTTCTGGTAACGCTAAGTGCGAAAATATCCAATCTGATCAATTTCATAGCACTATGGCGTTATCTCCCTTCGTATTTCGCGACAACGCCATTAGTCACGCCGATGGAGGCGGTCTGGTCAGGAGCGAGGCAATGGATGCAAGGCGCGGCGGCAAGACATTGCTGGCGGTCGAGATGACCAAGGCGCCGCAGAAGGCCGGCAAGTCTGTGCTGGGGATGACCTTCGATCCGGTTGAGACGGCCAAAACCTTGGCGAAACACGACGCGGTTTCCGAAGTCGTCGGATCGATGTATCTCAAGCCGCGATTTTAAATAGGAGCGATCTATCTATTGCCGCGTATTTGTATAACCTTTGCCTCGGCCCCGGTCACAAAGTCGGCCCATCTTTGCATGAGCGCACGGCGCTGGTCTAAAAGATCAGACCTCGCATAGCTACGCTCTACCTTGTTCCCAACAATATGACCCAAGGCCGTTTCTGCAACGTCGAATGATGCGGCATCTGTTTCCTGCACCCACGTCCGGAAACTCGACCGAAAGCCATGTGGGCGCCCTTTTTCTCCGATTGCATCAAGCGCCTTTTCGATTGATCGGTCTGTGATTGGTTTCCCCTGGCGGCTCGAAAAAAGAAACTCGTCATCTGTCTCGCTGATCCAACCAGAGATGATATCCTGAGCTTGCATAGAGAGCGGCACACGGAAATCTGTCACTTTACCCTCGCGTCCCTTCATCCGATCGGCCGGCACTGTCCAGACGTCACCATCAAATTCGTTTTTCTGCGCAGAACGGGCAGGGGAGGCTCGTACCGCGGTTAGGATGATGAGACGCAACGCTCTATGCGATGCAAGCGGCTTATCAAGACGGGCATATAAGTTAGGAATATGGCGCCAGTCTGTCGCCTCGATGTGTTGGATGTCGCGCCTTAGCTCGCCGAGCATATGGGTCGCAGCCTCGACCGTAAAGGGATCAACATCAAAGCCCATGAGCTTCCCTTGCCGAAATATGATCCTGAGCCTCTGTGCGGCTTTCTCGGCGGTTGCAGGTTTAGCTTTCCACAGCGGGCGTAAAGCGTCGGCAATATCGATCTGATGAATTTGGCTCGCGCGCCTTTTTCCAATTTTGGGTAGCAAATGCGTCTTTATAGGTGAGAACCATCTTCCACGGTCTCCGCCGCCGCGCAGCCCTGGCTTTTTGGCTTCGAAAACCATGAGTGCCAGCGCTTCAAATGTCGGATCTTCTTTGTTCAACTCATTCGCTGTTGCTCGCTTTTGCCTCTCTCGCTCTGTAATTGGATCGCGGCCAGCCCGAATTTCCTCGGCCCAACGATCCCGTGCGCGGCGAGCCTCCGCGAGTGTGACCTCAGGCGCTGGGCCGAGCCCCAT